GGCGCATCCACTTTGTTTTAACCGTGAACTAAGCTAACGCTCAGTTCACGGTTCGGAAGATCCTACAACTCACTGTCCTTGTAGACCCTCCCGTCGTAACTTGGTTTGAGTTTCCCAATCAAACCCTTCTGAAAAGACAAACAATTTACGACCAATAAAAGATCTATATCCTAGGGATTGCCACTTGGTGGCGAGATCTGCACTGTAGCCGCATATCGTGTATATCCGACCCTCAATTATGTCTGAAATGTTGACTGCTTGATTAGGATCAAGGTATTGGAATACGCAACACGAGAGTAACATCTGTCTTCAATCACGATACGGTTTGCCTTCAATTCAAAGACTACCTAGAAAGTAAACTTTATCTTGTCCAGGTGATGAAGATCCTGCTTCATCTATGTTCACTGTCATTCCAAAGTAAGATCAGCATCTTAGGACTTGGTCCATATGTAGCGGCAGCCGAGTAACGATGATGAGATCATCGCCATGAACATAAATCTTAACGACTCTATTGATCTGCTTTGTTTTAATCAAAACATAATATGTCAAAATTAAATTTGAGATAGAACCGAATATATTGGTAAAATATGATCCGGAAGCAAGACCTCTTTTGCACGCAAAACGACCAAAACGTGGATGTATAAAACATCCATGAATCAGATGGTCAATCATCATGTGCCACATACGGGTTTGGAAAGATGTCAAACTACCTAGCATAGTATAAACTATACCTGCAGCTAAAGTTAATCAAAACTTATCAATAGTTTGATCAAATTTACTATAATCTAAACTATATACATGATAATCTCTCAATTTTGCCATTTCTGAAGAAATTTCAGTTTGACGTTTTCCAATGAAAACAGAGCTATCAGTCTGAGACTGAAAATATCTCACGATGTTCACACCAAAGATGGTTTCTAATGTTGTCCATTCAAATGATGGAGCAAAGAACAGTCTTAAACTGAACTTATCTTTCTTTGCCTGCCAGCGAGTGAAAACAGAAAACAGTCTTGGACTGTTGACTAGTGTCGGATCTGTTTTGCCGGCCTGAAAGTTCTCTCAAATACGTTGGATTTGAGGAAGCAGAAATCTTTTCTTCTTGTAATTCGGGTAACCTGAACTGGCGTTCAAGTTAAGAGATGTTCTCAATGTATTCCACGAATCACAGATACCCACCACAGGTACTTGAAGAGAAGGGAAAAGTGCATGATAGGTTTGATCGATGGCAGCCATTAGTATGGAAGGATCAGTATCAAATCGATGTCTATCACTAAGTCGTTGTTTTGCTTCGTCAAAAGTAGTATCAACAGTCGAAGGACTGTTAGCGGTAGAAACTAAATTTGATATTTCAGCAAGAGTGAGAAAAGGAAGCTTTGTTACCTCAGCAACCATTTGGTTTGAAATGTTAACCGGATGAATGTTGTTCAAACGATCAGAAACTACCTTTCCAAAGCACCAGCCATTGTCTGTCAAATCAGAAGTACTTCTCGAAAATGTTAATAATGATTTTCATGTATTAACGAAGAGCCTACTAACGTAGGAGGTCTGCCGTCGAGTCGGGTTGAATCAAAATTTTGATTCATTTAAATTTTCCTTTTGAAATTTCT